CATTTCCTGTTTCAGATGAAACCACCAATGTATCAATAATTTGCTGAAGATCAGCAGATGTACGACCACTGCGTGAAATAACTGGGAAATTACTTGCTTGATTAATTTGCATTTTATTGCTCCTATTTACTAGTTGGATTTGTCGCCTTGTGACGACAAGAGAGATAGTAGCACATTTGCAAAAGGCTATGCAGGCTTCGCTAAACTTCTTTCAAAGAGTTTTTTTCTTGTGCCTGATTGATCACTTTAAGCAATCCGTTTATTTGTACAGAAAGCACCACGTTTTGTGCTATCAAATCAGCTATTTTGTCTGTAAGAATTGCTATCACTTCTGACGCTTCAACTTGTATACTTTTGTTTATATCGACTCTATCCATTTCCCCACCTCCTCTCCTGGTGTTTTAGTTTCTTTATAACCGTTCTGGAACTCTCTCAAATTATTATTATACACGGCTACAGTACCAAATCCTTCTAAATCCTCATCAATTTCTGATTGAACAGAAAAATCTAATACTTCAATTTCTACTTCTTGTTCTATCGAAATATTCTCTACACAACTAAATACAGAGCCGGCTAGTGCATCTGCCATATCTTTTGAACCACCGGACGGGTGATCAATTTTATTATTACTAAACAATCTGAGCTTTAGAAGCTCTTCATTTACCAATATCTCGTTCCAGTAACCTCTTAATCTTGTATCATATATTGATGTCATTAATGTGTCATAATCAGTTTTCTTAACGCTGTGAAAGTCTGCAGCGATTCCTTGAGCTCTCAAAGTCTGAATCATTTCAATAGACTGCCATCTATCAAATGTAACTTTAGCTACATCAAATTTTCTGCATAGATCGACTATCATTTGCCGCACAGAAGCAAAATTAATTTCTTCACCAGGGGCGGCTTCCCATGAATACACAAGATCAACATTTATTACTGGTAATTTTTCTACGCCCATTGAAGTTTTAACTTCTTTAAATCCAGCACAATGAGTCATACAAAGTGCAGACCTATCTCTTTTAAACCCTAAGTCAATGTGTATGAATCTTCTGTGGGCATCAGAATTGTTAAACCATTTATGAAATCTACCTTCTTCATCTACCGGATCATCTGAATACATAAATGCTTTTCTAACTAAATCTTCATCTCTAAAATATGCATCTTCCATTGTAGGTGGTTCACACTCAAATCTCGATGCAGCTTCTACTGGATTTCTTATATACTCAGACTCTAAATCTGATCTTTTTATAGTTGGATTAACTTCCCAAGTAGCTGCTTTTATACACCATGTTTTTGGCTCTTTCTTTTGTATAGAACCAAAATATCTCTGTTGAATAAAGTCCCCTTTATATCTTGGGAATGACAATAGAATAACTTTACCGACTTCCGGGAATCTTGACATTACAGATAACTTACTCATGTTATAAATTGCAGAAGCTGAACCCTTAGCTCGCGTATCGCCTTTTAATTCACTATCTGTTTTAAAAGCTGAGATTTCATCCAATACTATAGTTAATACCTCATAACCTTCCCAACCTTCACTTTCTGAGTGACCTGAGAATAACCTAACCGGTCTGGAAAAGAAAAATATTTCTGAAACTCTAGGCTCAAAACCAACGCTATTAAAATATGGAGATCCAAGCAATAGATTTTTTAACGGCTCAAAGAAAACTCTCTGGGCCTGCTGTGCGTTTACAGCAAGATTTAATAAGTCAACATATACGCCATTTGCTTTACCGTAATAACCGAGAGGATCGCGTAAACAATGTAGCAAATACGCCGTGTAAGCAATTGAAATTCTGCTACAGTGGTCTTTTCCAGAACCTTTACCTAACATGCAAATTACTTCATTATCTGTATATTTCTTATAGTATTCGAGACCTTCATGTTCACCCATAAGCTTTTGCAAAGTAGGCAGCTTAAAAATTTGCGTACTGTGTTTAACTATTTCAAGTTGTATCTCAGACAATGGCGGGAGACCAAGATATTTCTTATCTTGTACGAATGTTTCAATAGATACAGGAGACTCCATCAATTCGTCTTGCCTAAGCAATCTATCAAAGTCTGCATATTCCAAATTAATTCCAAGGTACTCAGACATAATTATTTACCAAAGTATGACATAAAGGGGTCAAAACCCGTTCTCAAATTCTGATGAATTGACATAAAGCCCCCAAAACCCGTTCTCAAATTCTGATAGATTGACATAAAGCCCCTAATTAGTGGTCTCAAATTCTGATGACTCTACATCAATCGGATCATCTACAGATAAATCAACATGTTCACCGGACATGATTTCAAATGCTATTTCTAACTCTTTCCTAACCTCTTCTGCAATCTTAGGATGTTTTGAAATAACATCCCTTAAGATTTTAGAAAGAATTTGATTTACATTCTCTGCCTTCTGCATTCTTGCAATGTACTCCCCATCGGCCTGATTGCCGCCCATCAACTTATGCAGCTGAGCCTTTTTGGAAGCGATTTCCCCGGCAAGCTTAATTGCTTGTATTCTTGCAGCAACCATCCCATTGTCGGTTGCAATAGTAATTGTTTCCCAAGCCTCTTTGCTTAACTGATCAAATTCCTGCAGGGCCTTGATTGTATTAAATTGAACCCTTTCAAGAAAATATGGATCATCCTGTACAGTTTTATTTAAAATATTCTTATACTCTGCTATATACTCTTTAACTTCGTTGGGCTTCAAAGACATTAAAGCCCCAATTTCTCTGCCGCTATACCCTTTAACGTGTAGCAGCCCAACCTGCTCTACATCTTTAATTTTCTCAATTAAAGATTTATTTACAACGTGTTCGATATCTGACATAATCTCTCTTTATATTGTTGAGTGACTTTACTCCAAGTAAGATTTTCGTGGACCCAATTCGCCCCGTCAAATGTTTTCTTAGCTACCTCATCATAGTTGTTTACAACATATACCATTTTATCACATAAATCATCGAAATCCGGCTCCGCCCAATCTCCGCAGCCTTCGTAAATGCCAAACATACTCTTCACTCCCCACTTATAATTGAGCGGTACAGACAGGTGCGCAAACTCCGTGCATGCTGTTGCATTAGTGCAGATAGTTGGAATACCTTTAGCAATTCCTTGCAATGGCAACAAGCCCCATCCTTCACCGCTTGTTGGATATAACACGCAGTCCGCTTCTTCATACACCTCGGACAATTCCTCTTCGCTAACCTGCCAGTCAATGACTTTAATTCTTGAATGTTCTTTTAACATCATTCTTGTGTCGAGCACATCGTGATTTATTCTTGCGTCTGGAGGCCCGTTTGATTTATAAATAAGACTGAACCTATCGTCTCCGCCAAACAGCTTTATAAAAGCGCTTACAGACATCTGGGAGTTCTTCCTGGTGGAGGGAGAGCCTATGCTTAAGAAGGTAAACTTCTCTTTTCTACGCCTTGGTTTAAAAGGGGGCTTGTAATAGTGATCATTGATGCCTAGTTTAAAATCATACACTGGTATTTTTACACCTGAATTTACAAATACATCTTTAGCCCACCTCGATGTAGTCCACAACTCATCAGCTGTGTTTATAGCATCTGTCCACCTAGAAGGGATTTTATTTGTTTCCCAATATGTAAACAAAATATTGTAACCAGGTCTTCTCCTAAACATTGTTGGCAGTGCATTATGAATATGAACATCGCCAGGAGATGAAGGTGAATATTGCACCCCTATGCCATTAGCTATCAAATCACCTATTTCGGCTGGAATGGTCACTGGAGAAAACGTGTTGGATTCAATTAAATCAAAATCATTCTTAAGATGAGACTTTAGATGATAGGCGGCATCGCCATATCCCTCAGACTTGCTCGGTATAACTGCTGTCGCCCAGTGAATCTTCATCTATTTTAAACCCGATCTCCCCGCCTGCGTCCTTGGCTTCTTGCTTTAATCTCGGCAACGGCAGCCCATGAACCTTTGTATACTCGACTCTGTAATTATACCACCCCTGAACGGCCCTCCACATTTTATCATCAGTAGAGTTTGACAGTTCCTGCAGTTCTTCTGTTGAAATAAGAAAGCTCAATACTCCCAGAGGCATAAAAACCACTACATCGTAATTTGAATCTTTATCTTTTGCATATTTCTTTAACAACAATTGAAATTGCCTGATTGTATCCTCTACAGGCTCTCCGGCAAAGAAATCAATGTTGCCGTAAGCATTTCTAATACGAGGGCAGTAATCATCAACACCCACTATTGTCCCAAAACTCCTGCACACCATCGGTCTAAAACCATAAATAGTGCACCCGTTGTCATAGAGCGCACACCATTTCTTTGTTTCCCCACCAAACTCCCAGGTGTTGTCGTACATTGCATTCTTCAACTTAGCAATGACTTTATTAAAATTATCTTTTGCAAACTCTTCGCCCTTATTCTCCATATCTAAGTAGTATTGCTTGTTAATGTTATAAGCAATGTTTGCGCACTCAGCCATGTGAATTGTTATTCCAATCTTGCAACAATCCCCTTTCCCAAGGCACTTAAACTTTGTCTGGTTCTGTTTAGCCTCCAGGACGCGAACTTGATTATACAGCATGTCCATCTCACCAAAAATAGAAATGTCAGTTACAGCTACTCTTCTTTGCATGATTATTTAAAACCCTTCTTTCTCATTTGCACTTGTTTTCTCTTTTCTCGTTTCCGCTGCTCAACTTGCTTTTGCATTGGAGATTGCGGCCTTCTGTTGGCTGTTGCTGCAAGATTTCTACCTTTACCTCTAAAACGAAGAAGTTCGTACTTACTGCACCAGTTATATAAGCCTTGTGGAGTGATTTCTATATTGTATGTCTGCTTGAGTAACTTAACAATATCCGTAAGATTCATCCTCTTACGAACATAATGTTCGTACAGCCAGCTTTTATCTTTGTACGGTTCTAGTGCCATTTGCGCTCAACATTAAATAATACCATAAACCAATACCAATTGCGTCAACAATGTCATCATCATCAAAATCTTCCTCCGTCATTTCAAAATATCCGGTAACAATATCCCGAACCCTGTCCTTTCTCTCTTTCTTCCTACTCGCCTCTGTGAGAAGATATTCCTTATCTTGCTTAGAAATGTTCTTATACCCAATTCCACGTTTCCATATCATCGGGTTGATATCAATTACTTTGGAACAAGAGCCCTGAGCAACTCCCCAGCAATAACCTATAATATAAGATATTATTCTGCTGGTTTGAAAGTTTTGAATATATACTGATTGCTCTATAACACATTCGCTAGGCTTGTACTCTTCGCATATTTTAGTTAGCCCATCGTTTATTGACTGAAATTTAATATGCATTTCTGAGGATTTGGGGAATTTAATTTTCCCACACTTTATCAAAGTAGGTTGCTTAACTCCTGCTTCAATTACAGCCCAACCTAGAGAGTGAGACGATGGATCAATAGAAAGAATCCTGGTAAAATTAGTTTTAGCAAAAGATTTTATACTCACATCTTTTCTTTGCGAAGCTTTTCTTCGTCCCAACCCCAACTTATCAGTCTTTGTATTAACCTTTCGTCTTTGCATCTTTCGCATATATTTTCCTTATTATAACGAGATAATATCGTTAGGCATTCCTTAGTAGTGCAAATTCTTTTTTTATCTTTATTACGTTTTTTTTCGTAATAGTTTTCTAAAAGTTTTTTGTTAGTAACTATTCTCCGGCATTCTGCAGAACAATATATGCTATTATAAACTTTTGCTTCAAAATTTTTAACACATTCTGGATTTTTACAAACCCTAAAGACACCACTATTCACCATCTCCCCAGCATAAAGCAGCCAAATCACAAGAGGAACAATTCTTAGATGTTCTCTTATATGGTCTGTCTGGAATATTTTGTGTTACAAAATTTCCATAAAATTCTCTGTATTTTTTAAATAATTTGTCAATAAACACTTGGTCTTTTTCTATATAGATTGGAAGTATCTCTTGATTGTTCTTGTTTTCGTAGATAACAAATCCACTGTCAAGATCTAAACAATGCATATATATCTGGGCTTGTCGGTAATGGTCATCCTTTGGTTTTTTATAAATCTGTCTATAATGGAAACCTTCAGAACTAATTGATTTTAATTCTATCAGCTTATCTCCATACCAATTAATGATACCATCTGCTGTGCCCTCAATGGGTGGATCTGAGTATGTTACTTTAATTTCCTCATCCACAAGGATGCCCATATCTCTAAAATAGCTATATAATCTTTCGTGAACAGCGTGTCCATTATCAAAGATTCTATGAGTTTGTGGACTAAAATCTGAAGTTACATTTACACCTTCAAATAGATAGTACCAGTATCTAGAGCATTGATTGGTATAGCTTGGATGAAAGCCCCCAACTTTTTTAAAAGTTGTTTGATTTTTCTTTGAAAGATGCTCATCTATTGCCTCGCGTAAAGTATGCTCCAAGTCCGCCGGGGACTTAGATTCAACAATTGCAGTCTCCTTTGGCTTTTTTAATTGTTTTAATGATTTCATTGATTATACCCGCCCTTTCCGGCAATTTTTAATGCGTTGATATTCTCAGCCAGTGCTTCGTACATAGTTTTCCAAATATCGTTAACAAACTTATCCTGGTCTGACATGATTGCAGATTTTCTTTTAAACGCTTGAGATTTAATAATCATTAAAGTTCGGTATGCAGCAAGTATATTAGCGTATTTTATTGCCTGGGTACCTAAATAGTGATCCGGATTCTCAATAATGTCCTGCACAATCCTAATGCACTCAATAAATTCTTCAGCCTTGTCACCCATGTGCTGGGCGATAATTTCTTTACTAATGATGATGTCTGGCATTATTCGTACTCGCTTCCCGCAATCAGTTCTTTAAAAACGTCCCAGTCTATTATAGCAACCTT